TAGTACCTTAGTCTTTGTAACTTTAACAAATACTCTAGACTTTTCTGATGAAGTAAACTTTACGTCTGGTCCATAAAGACCTCTATAGTTTCTATACGCTTTAATCCAGCGTTGTTCTTCACCATTCCTAGATGTTTCAGCTTTATCAAAGCGTTTTTGTATATAACTTACAATAGATCCAACTGAAGGATCACTAAGAGATTCTTTATCTGTATCCTCTATAAAAGATACTTCAGCATCTTCCATGTGAACTTCTTCACCTAAGATTTCGTCTTCTTCCATGTTTATTCCTTAGTATCCAAACGTTGAATCACTCATCTGAAATCCAGAGTTTTGAGTATCAGGGTTGTAATCAAACAAGTTACTTCTTGGTCTTGTCATAATACCATATCTAATAGCATCATAGATGTGGGCTTCAGATTTAGTATCTACATCCTCAGGATTGTTTTTATCCAGAGGTAGTGAGGGAAGTTGAGCAATTGTATTATAACAGCTACTGAAGAAAGTTATTCTTGGTTCTTCTGTAAAGTCATCTACCTGTAGTCTTCTGTGTAATTCATTCTTACCTGATACACGAGAACCTTTTGATCTGTCGGCTGGTCTAAAACGACAACCTTTCTGTATCATTTGTTCTGCTAGTGAAGGACCAGTGTCACCTCTCTTATGCCAGAGAGAACTGTCAAGAACACCATACCTTATTTTCTCGTTAGATTCAAGCTCTAAAATCATATCAGCTAAATCTGTAGCTAAAACTTTACTAACGTATAATTCTCTATAAACAATTAGCTGTTCATCAGGAGCTACAGCAAACCATATAACAGCAGAGTAAGATCCGTATCCATAGTCGGCTGCTCTAAACCTAGGCCAGTTACTTGGTATATCGTATGGATCTACCACATGTATTCTTCTACTGAACTCTGGGAAAGCTGCACCTTCATTAATATCCCAATCCCCTTCCAACAATTGTCTCCGTTGGTGCTCAGGCAGAGAGAGTAGGTTGGCTTCGTACATCCCATCATCAGACAGGTAAGGATTATCAAACAAAGTCGCAGGGATAAACTTTCTCTTGAAAAGAGGTTCTCCCTCCCTAGTATGTCCTTTAGGCCAGCAGATTACTTCACCTTCGTTATCTGTAGCCCAGAATGCTTGATCAGGTTGATTAGGATCTATAAAGTATCTTTTAACCCACATGTGGCCCGGACCACCTGGATTGCTTGTAGCTCTCATGTATAGAGGTAACCCTGAAGCCTTAGTAGTACGTAGGCGTGACCTCATGTAGTTCCATGCGTAGTCTGTAGGCCACTGTGTTAGTTCGTCAAAACCTATCCAGTTAAATGCTTGACCTTGGTATCTCATAACGTCATCGTCACGGTCAAGGTAAGACATCCAGAGAGTTGCACCACTAGGTGCTACCCAAGTCTTGTCTCGTTCCATAAACTTAATACCGGGAATAGCTCTTGGGTATAACTGCTTACTTACTGATATAAGTTCTCTTAGTTCTTCGGTTGACCTACGCACTAGAAGCATTCTAGCGTTAGGGTTGTTTAAGTATCTGACTGGATCTGCTACTAGACTGTAGCTCTTACCACCACCTGCAGCACCACCATACAATACTTCTTGTTCTGTAGCTGCTAGGAATGTTGTTTGAGGTCCAGCGTTAGGTTCAAAGATAACATCTCTAGGAACTTCTTCTACTTCATTCTGTGGTAGACTCTGTTTCGCTACTGAGGTCTGACCATCCATCTCCAAAGATTCGCTTGGTTTCTCTACCACCAAGTCTTTGCTTTTCAATCTTCTCCGCTTTCCTTTGCGCTTCTTTGTATTTCCTAGCGTAGTTGCGGTAGTTAGAGGAAGCTCTCCTGCGTTTTTCTTCGATCCTGACACGTTTGTCTAACCCTACATGTGATATATATCTGCCTGACTTATCTGATAACCACTTGGATACTTTTCTCAAACTATAGTCCTGTAGAAATAATTTTGCTTTTTCTAAAAGTTCTAATTCTTCTGGTATAGGTATAAGCAAGTCAAGGTCTTCTTCATCTTGCTTGTAGCCGAAAGGTACATGTCTTCCAACTCTTATGATAGGATACCACTCACCTTTTTCGCCTCTGAGTGGTACTTGCCAATCTATTTTATTTGGGTAGGTAGCTTCTGATGCTCTAGCCGTTTTAACTTTCGTCATCACTATCCTTAGACGGTAGGATAAACACTGGCTCTGAGGTTTTTACTTCTACCTTCTCTGTCTTTGTAAATCCTGCTCTGTCTAAGATATCTTTAGCTGCAAGCATTTTTTCTTTTACACCCAAGTCTGTTGGATCAGCCATTACACTAAACATTGTATAAGCAGCTTTAGTAGAGGACTGGGATATAAACTTCTTAGTTAGTTCTACTATCTCATCTGTTAAAGGAGCTACAACCTGTGCTGTAGCTACACCTTCAGAGTATCCTGCAAGCTTCTTAGCTTTAACAGGATCTCCTTGGGCTTCATCAAACAGAACGTCTAAGAACTTCTGTTGTTTATCTGTTAGCTGTCTCGCCATAAACTCTTTCTCTTATTTCAGATCTACCGATACCTAGATCCTTAAGCTCACGCTCAGATAGATTTATCAGTATATGATAGTCTGCTCTACGCTGTTGTGATTGCTGTATAGCTTTCATCACACGGTTACAATATTCTTTCCACATATAAAAATCTCCAGTTTGGTTTTGTGCAAGTTGGCTAAGAATACCAACTGGAGACTAGTTTTACACATATAGTTATAACATACTACAGATAATATTGCAACCCCGTTATGTCGGCTGGTAATACTCAGCACCTGATAAGATAACATGAAAGTCAGAACTGCTTTCTTCAAATCCTACAATCTTATCCCCTGCAGCTAATGCAAGGTATGCTCCACCTTCTATAACTTCTTCAATACCATTACCTGCTACACTATGCTCATCTATAATAAAATGATAGGTTGTAGTAGCTGCTTCATACCACTGAAGACTGTACTTCTTTGTAGAACTAGAGCCACTAGATACATGCAAAAAAGTGATGAGTGACACATGGTTATTAGGACACGTATACACTACATCACCACTAGCACCACCTGAGGTAGCTGATAAGTTCTTTGCTTTAGTAAAGTATTTAGCTGTAGCAGGGTTTGCCATTACTTTTTCTTTTTACCTGTGACTGCTTTTTTAACTTTAGTAGTCCAAGCTTCATCCTGTGGAGTCGAGGGGTCATCCTTAATGTAATGACCCTTATCGTTTCTAGCTCGAACCTTCTCTGTGTTTTCAGCTAACCAAGCTTCTACTTCTGGATCTTTAGTAAGCCATTGACCATAACTTAGTTGGCCCACAACATCTCCACGAGAATTTACTATTTGATCTTTTTCAAGTCCTTCAAATCGAAACATTATATTCCTACCTAGTTCTCTGCCTGATCATACCATTGATTCTTTTTTCTTCTGCTACTGCAGCTTTATTATCTTTACCTTTAGACCTAGCATTAGCTATTTGTGTTCTTAGCTTTCTTGCTTTTTCTCTAAGTGCTTTTGTACTCATACCTTGATTAGGTTTATTCTGTGGTGAACTTGGATCAAGCTTTCTTCTAAGAGTTTCTTTTGTACCGTCACCACGACCACCTTTAACATTACTAAGAGGTCTTTCAGTTACTTTTGGTCTTGGTTTTGGTTTAGGTCTTGGTACTGGTGCAGTTTTCTTAAGATCCTCTGCATAGACTGCAGCCATTACTTTACCGTTTTTATCTGTGTAATAAAGTGATCCAGCTTTCTTAGCTGCTGCAATGCTTTTGTATTTACCAGCATCTTTCTGGGCTTGCTTACTTGTTTTACCCATTGCTTTTAATTGATTGTTCAAGTATGAACGAAGTGTTACCGCCATTTTTCTATCCTTTACTTATAAGTATTTTTGGCAGTTTTAATGCCAGTGTTTATTGAACCAGTATTTTTAATCATACCGCCTTGGTTATACATGGCTACCTTACCGCCTTTAGCATATGCTTTCTTTTTCATTCCAGCACCGCCTTTAGCATAGCCTTTCTTCTTCATGCCCATACCGCCTTTGTTCATCTTACCGACACCATCAGCAGCATAGAAGGGAACTTTCTTTCCACCCTTATCGACCATCTTAAGACCGCCAGCAGCATAGCCTTTCTTTTTCATCTTCATGTTTCTTCCTCACTGTATAAATTGTTGAACACTCTTTGTGTATCCCAGACGTAAGCTACGTCTTCTTTAGAGTTGTATATGTGTTGATTAGGTTTAAAGTCTGGAGCACCTTCTCCTGTTTCAAACCAAGCTGGGTGAGTTACTCTCACTCTGTTATTGGGTAACGCAACTATGTTACCTGTATAGTTACCAGCGTCTAACAACTCTAATACGTGAGACTGTTTGTGTTGGGCTGGATCGTCAGCGACTTCACTATCTGTGTAGTCTACTGTAAAATAATATTTAGCTGGATAGAACTCCCCATCTACTTTCGCTATCCAAGGTGCTGGACTCGCTCTCTCCAGTTTGTAAACTGAGTGATAGTGCGACCTACAATCCCCAGGCTGCGCCAAGTATGGTGGTAATTGTTCAGGCCATTCTCCCCACGGTGTATCTGCTACGAGTGCTACAAGAGGTAACCTAGCCCACATCGCACCACCATGTATATTGGGGCTATCATTATCATCAGACTCGCAGCCTGTAAAAATAACTTGAAAGCTGAGAGTCCTGTTTGGCATAGTAGTGATGCCAATGACCATGCAATGTAAGTATTCTCCATGATACTCTTCTAAGTTCTTTGTGTATTCTCTACGAACCCACGCTTTGAAGTGAGGTATACTACTTGTTAAGTAAGGCATATTATTATTGTTTTTATTTACCTTTTAGATTTTTTGGTAAGACCACCCTTAGCGGCTCTAAAGATTTTGGTCTTCTTTGCGATTTTCTTAGGTTGAGCCACATGCTGCTTACCTGCCTTAGTGCCTTTTCGTTTTGCTCTAGAAGTGGCTGCGTACTCACTAGCACTAAGAGACTTAATAGCCGAAGAAGGTAGGTAGCGTTCACCAGTAGCCTTAGAACCTTGGGTAGATGGCTTACCACTTTTAGTTCGCCACTTTTGTTTTGTCCAAGACTTTAAGCTCTTCTGTGATTTAGAGAGTGACATTTAGCAGCAGTCACACGTTGGGTTACACTTCTTGTTTAACAATGCACACCATAGTCTTTTAACGTACCTTATCATTTGTAGCCTCCCCCTTTGGCTTTGTATTGCTTCGCAACCATCTGGGCTTTTCTCGCAGACCATTGTCCGGGCGAACCACCTTTTCCACCTGCTTTAACTTTTGCGACCAAGTTTTTACGCATACTCGGTTTGGTGTAGTTACCAGCAGCATTGACTGTACTCTTCTTAGCAACCATTAAACAATCCTATTAAAATGAAAACTTTGCACCCATAGTGATGTCACCAAACTCAAAGTCAGCATCTGATGATACTTCTGTGTAGGTTGTTAAACCTTTCCAAGCATACTCAGCTTTCCAGTCTAAGCCAGTAAAGATGTCACCATTGTTAATGTCTAATACATCAATAGTTGTTTCAGTAGAAAAAGAAACTCCGTATGCACCCATACTTACTTTAGGAGTAAGATCTAGTTCCCATGTTTCTGTTCCTGTCGTATAACTCATATCTGTTTCAGCACCAATAGATAGACCGTATCCTAGATCCATAGCTGACACTGACGTTCCTGCAACTGCTACTGCAGATGCTAATAGTAATTTCTTCATTCTATACTCCTATAAGTTTGTTCCGATTTTAACGCATGTTGGTACTGCGTATATACCTTTTGATACTAAGTCATTTGTTACAATAATAGTTTCTTCTTTACAGGCTTCTTCTGTATAGAAGGGTTCTGGCTTTGCTACAAGCTGACAAGATAATGCTGATGGGCTTGTACACATCAACAACACAGCTATCCACATTACCACTTAACCTTATGTGACCAATACCTAGCACTTAGTTTACTAGGCTTAGAGTCTTGAGCATTATGTCTAGCATAATAACTTTTTTTACGTGCTTTATCTTTTGCTGACTTAGGGTTCTTACCTGCGCCACTTACACCTTGCTGACCAAAACGAATAAACTTATATGTGCTACCTTCTTTAGCCATCACACAGTGTGACTTGGTAGGATGACTAGGAGTACGCTTAGGTTTGTTTACACCCTTAAGCCCCTCGTCTTTCATCTTAGTTTTTACTCGTTCTGGTATAGACATAGCTACCTACTTATCTATAAAACATAATTATATCAGAAAAATTTATCTGTGTCAACCAATCAATTCAAAATGTGGTCCATCCATGAACGGTCTACGTCCTTGAGATCTACGTAGGTCTATATAAGCATTCATAGCTTCTTCCATTGAACCTTCCCAGTTTCTTATATCCATTGGGTATGGCATTTCTGGTGTACCCCATGCTGCTCCCCAGCAGATAGGAACTCCTACTTGTGTAGCTGCTTCTGCCATAGCATCAGCTATATCATCATAAACATTTAGTTCCCAGCAAGCACGTCCGTTGACGTATGCCATAAGATCTACAGCTTTACCTTCTAAGTGTTTAGACTTTAATGTTTGGCTGGCCCCGGAAGCAACAAGCTCCTTCTGCTGTTCTAGGGTTCTCATCCCTTGGATAACTCCGAAGTCGATTGTATCGCTCAGAGTAATAGCCATCTTGACTACTGCTTGTAGACTATCATCTACACCTTCTAGTCTATCAAGACTACGCCTACTTAATTTAAATGCCATTACTTACTCTTCCTTTTCTTAGCAATACCACCTTTATTAAAATAAGAAGTTTTACCACTCATTAAGATTTTAATAATTTCTTTTTTATTTAACTTTTTAATTGGTTTAAAACCACCACCACTCATGTATGCTTTTCCAAAGTACTCTAAAGATTTTCTATCTAGCCCTTTTAAAAAATCTTCTTTTTCTTTTTTCTCTGCCATTACTTATTCCTATTGCTTACAGTTGATAGTGTCATACCACCCTTACGGTAGTCTGTTGTACCTGTACGTTGTTTGGTTGTATAACCACCTTTACTTTTTCTTTTAGCGTTTTTTCTTTTATCTAGTATATACTCTTTGTATTGTTCAGGGAATTGTCTTTTTGCTTGTTCAAACTTTTTTTGACGTAGTAGACTTTTAAAGCCACGTACGTCTAAAGGAGCAAACCCTAGAAAATTTAAAACTTTTACTACACGACTTTTTTCTTTCTTTGCCATGACTACTTACCAAAAAACTTTGTTGCTGATCTTACAGCGAAGCTACTTGCTACGATTACACCTAAGGTATAGCTGTACCACTGTGGCATAGAGTCCAATGCAGCAAAGCCCTTAGCTACTGCAACGTTAGCCCATTCAAAAGGTAGAAATGCAAGGATAAGTGGAATTGAAAAAAGTATAACCAGATATTCGTCCTTCCAGGAATTAGCAGATGCATTCGCCATAATGCGATCCCACTCAGCTTCACTGGTAGCGGCTGACACCATGATGGCTGCTTCCGCTTCTGCCTTAGCTACCTTCACTTTATTCTGTGCAGCTTTCTGTTCTACTTTGCCATTCAGCCAAGTACCTGCTAATTGTGATATTGGTCCTAGTAGTTGTCCTATCATTTTTTATTTCCCATTGCTGTGAAACCAAAGTATGCACCTACTAGTGCTGATACAGATACAACATAAATATTAGCTATGTCAGCTATTAGCATTGCTGCTGTATCCATTCCAATCAATGTACATAAGAAGATACCCATTGGGTAGAGTACCATTCCTGATAAAGCAAACCAAGTCATGTTGCGCTGGGCATCACGTTTAGCATCTTCATCTTCCATACGTCTACGTCTATCCTCTAAGTAGATAGCACGTTCTTCTTCGTCTAGCTTACCGTTCTTATCTAAGTCGTATTCTTCTACCATTATTCCCAATCTCTTTTTCTGTCAGGGTCTAACACGTTGTACCTACTTATCATACCCTCTAGAAACATAGCTCTTTCTATTCTATCAAGGGTTAACCATTCGCCTGAGTGCTGGTGGTATGCCTCTCTAGCATAGAAGACTGAACTGTGAGGGATGTGAACTCTTCGTAGAACTCTTTCATTACCATTAGCTAAAGCTCGATAGAACTCTTCTAGAACTTTATCTGATTGGTAGTACTTTATTTTTCTTGCCATTGTAATA